ATCGACGCGGCCATCACGCTGTGCATGGGCGTCGACGCGCTGGAGCGGCTGACCGAGGAAATCGACATCATGCAGACCATCTGGTGATCAGGCAGTTTAGGTAACGGCTGTGGCATCCTTGGCGCAACATCTGTTCGTTTCCCCGGAGGCCGTGTGAGCGCATTCGGTAAGTCCGCCACCGCCGCCGTGGTGACCGCCGGGAAAGCGATCCGCTGGGGCTGGCACATCGGCCCGGCCGTGACCGGGATGGGCGCGGTGTCGGCGGCGATCGGCGGCCTGGTGCAGACCTTCGCCGGGACGGGCGGCCTGTGGGCGGGCCTGTTCGTGGCCGGTGTCTTCGCGATCGCGATCGACTTGAAGGGCTGAGGATGCCCGGGGTGCTGGCCCGGCGGCCGCCGGAGCGCGTGCTGGAAGGCCGCGTCGTCGGCAACCCGAATCGCGAATCGCGATTCCTCACGTTCATCAGCCCGCCGGTCGGCGCCTACACCCAGGCGCTGCAGGACTGGGCGAGCTCGGATCCCGAAGGCGCGATGCGCCAGGCGACGGTCTGGACGTGCGTGAACAAGGTCGCGCTGTCCATGTCGGTGATGCGCCCGCTGCCCTACTCCGGCCCCGTCGTCGGTTTCGGCCAGGCGACCCGGCTGCCGCCCGGGCCGATGCTGTCCAAGCCGTCCTCAGACCGGTATATGGGCGCGTTCACCTACTCGGCGTGGCTGTCGCTGATGCTGCGCGGGAACGTCTACGGGATCATCGCGGCCCGTGACCCTTTCGGCCTGCCGTTGCAGATCGAGCTGCAGCACCCCGACCAGATGCGCGTGCGGCGGCTGCAGCACGACACCACCGGCCAGAAGGCCGGCGAGTACGAATACCGGCTGCGCAACACCGTGGTGGACCCGGCCAAGGTGTGGCACAAGGCGATCTTCCAGATGCCCGGCTCCCGGGTAGGCATGTCCCCGATCGAGTACGCCGCCCGCACCACGCGCACGACCCAGGCGGCCGAGCAGTTCGGCCTGTCATGGTTCGAGGACGGCGGCCACCCGTCGGGTCTGCTGACGAACGCGAACAAGCCGGAGATCAAGCAGGAGCAGGCCCAGGGCGTCAAGGCCCGGTTCATGGCCGCCGTCCGCGGCTCCCGCGAGCCGGTGGTGCTCGGCGACGGGTGGAAGTACGACCAGATCTCGGTCAAGGCCGAGGAGTCGCAGTTCCTGAACACGATCCAGGCGACGGCCAGCGACATCTGCAAGTTCTTCCTGATGAAGCCCCAGCACGCCGGCATCGCGCAGCAGGGGTCGGCGATCACCTACGCCAACATCGAAGACAACATGCTCGACTTCCTGGCCTACCCGATGACGCCGTGGATGCAGGAGTACGAGACCTGGCTCGCCGAGTGGGTGCCGAGCAGCCAGTACGTGAAGCTGGACAGCTCGCCGCTGCTGCGCACGGACATGCTGAGCCGGATGCAGGCCTACCACATGATGATCGGCTCCCGGGCGTTCACGCAGGACGAGATCCGGGAGATGGAAGACCGGCCGCCGCTGACCCCGGAGCAGAAAGCCGAGATCGACGCTATGCCGATGGTGCCGCCCATCCCCGGCCCGAAGAGCGGGAGCTGACATGGCCGCAAAGTATGACGCCGACGAACTCAAGAAGCTGCTGGCCAAGGGCCACGCGATCAAGAACGCCGACGGTGACCCGTCCTACCCGATCGCCGACGAGGAGGACCTCGACAAGGCGATCAAGGCGGTCGGCCGCGGCGGCGCCGACCACGACTCGATCCGCAAGCACATCATCAAACGTGCGAAGGCCCTCGGCCTGTCGGCCAAGGTCCCGGACACCTGGAATGCGAACGGGTCGGTGAAGACGGCCAGCCGCGTCCCGCTCGAGCTGCGCCGCCAGCGCCGGTCGTCGATGCTGGCCATCCCCGAGCGCCTGTCGCTGGCGTTCGCCGCCGGGAACATCGAGATGCGGGCGAAGGCCAACGGCACCGGCGGCACCTCATACCGGTTCGAGGGATACGCGGCGACGTTCAGCGACCCGTTCGAGATGTGGGACATGTGGGGCGAGCCCTACACCGAGGAGGTCGAGCCGGGCGCGTTCACCCGCACCCTGGCCAACAACTGCGACACGGCGTTCCTGATCGGCCACTACGACGCCGGGATCCTGATGGCCCGGACCAAGTCCGGGACCATGACCCTGTCGCAGGACAGCGGCGGCCTGGCGGTCCTGGTGCCCGCGATGGACGGCTCCCGCGAAGACGTCCGCGCTCTGGCCTCCGCGGTGGACCGCGGCGACATGGACGAGATGTCCTGCGCGTTCATCACCCGCCAGCAGAAGTGGGACGACGCCTTCGAGCACCGGTCGATGATCGAGATGGACCTGCACCGCGGCGACGTCTCCGCCGTGGTGTTCGGCGCCAACGCCGGCACCGCGGGCAGCTCGATGACCGCGCTGCCCACCGAGGCGCTGACGCTGCGCCGCCCGGTGTCGGTGCGGATGCCCACGGCCCCGTACCGGGTGAACGAGGGCGAGGACACCCTCTGCGGCCAGTGCCAGTCCGCCAACGACGCCGACGCCAGCTTCTGCGACCAGTGCGGCGCGAAGATGGCCGGCCAGCCCGGCGACAGCACCGTCACCGGCGAGGACGAAACCCAGCAGTGCCAGAGCTGCTTGTCCATGAACGCGACCGACGCGAAGTACTGCGACCAGTGCGGCAGCTCGCTGGCCGGGATCCGGCCGTGGAAGGCAGCTGGCGGCGGCTACCTCGACTGGGCCGCGGCCCGCCGCGGCGAGAAGCGCGCCCAGGACGAGATCGTGGACATGTCCGGGGCACCCGACTACAACCCGGTCCCGCACGCCTACGACCCCGGCGCGCTGCAGTGCCCGAACGACGACTGCACCGTGCCGGGCGGGGCAAAGAACAGCCCGGACGCGAAGTTCTGCGACCAGTGCGGCTACCCGATGTACGCGGGGAACGGCGTCGAGGTCGTCGATGACTCCGGGGTGGTCGAAGACATCGAGGGCGCGGCGATGTCAGACGCCGAGCTGCTCGCCCACCGCCGCCGCGAACTCGAACTCCTGGAGCTGAGCGCATGACCGACATCACTGCCGAGGTCACCGGCTGGGTCGCCGGCGAGATCGCCAAGCAGCGGTTCGGGGAGGACTTCGGCTACGCCGTCAGCCTCGGCCTGGCCGCGGTGCAGACCCCGCAGGGCGTGGCGCAGGTGCCGATGTGGACCCTGCTGATCACCGCCCGCAACCCGCTGCTGAAAGAGGGCCCGCTGTATCACGGGCCGGTGCCGATCGGCACGCCGCGGCCGGAAGAGAAAAACGTCCGGGCCGAGGTGACGAACGGTCTCAAGGCGCTGCGGGACCTGGCCGCGTCCAAGCTGTCCGCCGGCAACGGCCGCGCGCCGGCCGGGGCGCGGCGGTGACCGTCTTCGTGGTGCTCGAGCACCAAGGGCAGGCGACCCGCCTGGTTGGCGTCTACGCCACCGGGGAGATCGCCGGGCAGGCCGCGCCGTCGACGGGCTGGAGCGCCGAGGTCGTGCCCTGCGACGTCCTCGACCAGGCACCCTGACACACCCGGGCCATGGCGGCTGCTTGACGGCCGTCATTTCAGCGCCATACCCTGGCCTCGTTACGGGCAGGTTCGGACAGTCCCGGTAGTGCCAGGGCCCGCAGGCCCGCAGCTCCCCGGCAGGGCGGCTGCACCCCGCGGTTCTGCCGCCACCACACGAGATGACGCGCCCACGTCGATGCGTGCCTCGTGTGAAGGGGATACCTGCCGTGGATGAGCTGATCCGCAAGCTGCTGGAGCGTCGCGCTGCCCTGGTCAAGGCCGGGAAGGAAGCGCTGTCGAAGTCCGCCGAGTCCCTCGCCGCGGGCGGCCCGGCCGAGGACCGCAAGGCCCACGACGAGGCCGCCGACAAGGCCACAGCGGACATCAAGGAAATCGACACCCAGGTCGAGAAGCTCAAGGCCCAGCAGGCCTCAGACAAGCGCGCCGCCGACCTCGCGGCCGCCACCGGCGGCACCGGCGAGGAGGAAGGCCGCGCTGGCGGTTCCGGTGTCCAGGTGACCAGCGAGCCGACCATGTACGGCCGCCACTCGGGCCGGTCGTTCTTCCTCGACATGGCCCGCGCCAACCCGGCCCTGGGCAACGACCCCGAAGCCCGCGGCCGCCTCGACCGGCACCGCCAGGAGCTCGACGTCGAACTGCCGAAGCGGCGCGCGGCCCGCGCGAAGGCCGCGACCGCGCAGCTGGAGCAGCGCATGGCCCGCTCCCAGCGCGAGGAACGCGCCTATGACCGGTTCCTCGGCGAGGGCGGCAAGCCGTTCCGCGGCGGCCAGGAGTCCCGGGCACTGTCGCGCACCGACGGGCAGGGCGGGTTCTTCGTCCCGCCGCTGTGGCTGGTCGACGACTACATCCCCTACCTGCGGGCCGGCCGGACGTTCGCCGACCTGTGGATGAACCTGCCGCTTCCCTCAGGCACCGACAGCATCAACATCCCCCGGGTGGTCCTCGGCGCCGCGACCGGCCCGCAGTCCGCAGACGGGCAGCCGCTGGTCAGCCGCGACATCCAGGACAACTTCGTCAACGCCCTGGTCCGCACCGTGGCCGGCCAGCAGGACGCGGCGCTGCAGCTGCTCGACCAGTCGCCGGTCGCCTACGACCAGATCCTCTTCAAGGACCTGATGGCCGACTACGCCATGAACCTGTCCGGGCAGCTGATGCTCGGCTCCGGCGTGAACGGGCAGCTGACCGGCCTGTACCCGACCGGGATCCTCGCGGCAACCGGCGCCAGCACGACCGGGTTCCACGTGCGGAACGCGGCCACCAAGTGGACCGACCCGACGAACCCGAACTTCTACCAGTCGGCCGCGCAGGTCATCTCCAAGGTCTCCCGGAACCGGTTCCGCCGGCCGACCGCCCTGGTCACCAACGACGCCGCCTGGTTCGGGATGGCATCGTCCACCGACAGCCAGGGCCGGCCGCTGGTCGTCGCCACCGCGGCGGGCCTGGGTTACAACCAGTCCGCCGGTGAGGACGGGTCGCAGAACGTCGAGGGCCCGGTCGGGCACATCTTCGGGGTGCCGTGGTCGGCGGACCCGAACATCCCGCTGACCTTCGGCGGGGCGACCACCGCCCCGGTGATCGGCGCGATCTCCCAGGGCAACGTGGCCCCGATCGACGGCACCGGCGCCGGGAACACGCAGACCCCGGCGATCGCGATGGTCGCCGACGACCTGTTCCTGTGGGAAGGCGAGCTGCGCACCCGGACCCTGTCCGAGGTGCTGTCCGGGACGCTGCAGATCCGCTTCCAGGTCTACGGCTACGCGGCCAGCATGCCGAACCGCTACCAGGACTCCAGCGGCAACCTGCTGTCCTACGGCGAGTACAACACCGTCGCCACGGCGGGCGGGATCCTGTCCACCGCCGGCGGCCTGTCCGGCTTCTAAATTCCGGCCCACCTGGGCGCGATCGCACAAGGGAGAGGAACTCCACATGGCTGATCTGGCTTCGGGCCGGTACCCCGACAGCGAGGAAGAGTGGCTGCTCGACGGGTCACCGTTCCCGCCGTACCGGCGCACCATCTCGCGGCGGGACATCGCGACCGGCGCGACCGGGCTGGCGCTGACCCAGGCGCAGCTGTTCGTCTACGCGGTGCCGGTGCAGGTCGGTGACATCTTCAACTTCATCACGCTGCTGGTGAAGACCGCGACGGCGACACCGACGCACTCCTGGGCGGCCCTGTACAACGGGGTCGGCGCGACCGCGACGCTGCTGGCGCAGACCCCGGACGTGGTGGGCGGGTTCGGTGTCGGGACCAACAAGCTGCAGCTGGCGTCGGCGGTGGCGAACATCGGCACGGTCGGCACCCCGCAGGGTGCCGGCCAGCCCGCGATCGTCCCGAACGGCCCGGCCGTGTGGGGTGTGGCCCTGTACAACTCGGGCGCCACCGGCGCGGTTCTCGACGGCATGCCCGGCGGGCAGGTCGCCGGCGAGATCGCGGTCACCGGCCAGCTGCCGTTCGTGTCGCAGGTCGCCCTGGCGGCCACCGCGGCCGCACCGGCGAACCTGGCGGGCATCGCCGCGGTCGTCGGCACCGGCGTCCCCTACGCCCTGCTGTCGCGGCAGTAACCCCGTTGGCGACCCGGGAGTACGTGCTGGCTCGCCTGGCGGCCGAGCGCCGCCAGGCCGAGCAGTGCTTCGAGCCGGAGCGCGTCGCGGAGATCGACGACCAGATGGCCCGGCTGTCCGCCGGGACGGCATCCAACCCAGCCAGGGAGACCACGAGTGGACATCGCCCAGATGATCGGCAGCCTCGAAGAGCACCTCAAGCACGGCGCGGAACTGGCCGCCAGCCACGTACCGGCGCTCGTTGAGTGGGCAACCAAGGTCCAGTCTGACGACCTCGTCCAGGCCGCCATCGGCCTCGTCGTGCCACCGGCCACCAGGACGATGCTCGTCGGCCTGCTCAAGAGCGTCGAGACGGAAGTTGCCCGCGTCGCGGAGGAAGCCAAGGCCGCGGCCGCGGCGCAGGCCGCCGCGGACGCGGCTGCAGCTGCCAGCCCGGCGCCGGAGCCCGCTCCCGAGCCGCCGCCCGCCTGACGCACGCCAGCGACCGTGAAGGGAGGTGAGGGATGCCAGCGTCGGCCCCGTGGTACCAGGGCGTGCAGGTGCCCCTCACCTTCCTGCTGACCGACACCGCCGGCAACCCGCAGGACGCGGCCCTGCTCGCCAGCGTCACCGTCACGGTCACCCTGCCCGACCAGACCACGGACGTCCCGGCCGTCACCCACGGCGGGACGGGCACCTACTCGGCGAAGTACACGACCACCCAGCCCGGCCACCACCTCGTCACCTGGGTCTGCACCGACGCCACCTACCCGGGCGCGCTGACCGACAGCTTCGACGTGCTGCCGCTGTCAGAGAACGCGATCCTGCCGTTCGCCGTCGCCAAACGCGCCGCCCGGGTTCCCGCCGCGGTCACCACCGAGGACGACTTCATCCGCGAGTTCAACGAGGCGACCACCGAGATCATCGAGTGGTACTGCGGGCCGGTGCTGCAGCAGGCCGTCACCGAGCGGCTGCCCGCCGGCGGCCTGTCCATCCAGCTGTCGCACCCGCCGGTGCTCGGGCTGACCGCCTGGACGGCGATCCCGCCGGCCCTGGCCAGCGCCGGCATCGCGGTCCCGAACCCGCCGTCGCCGATGTTCCCCACCCGCGTGTTCGGGGTGTCCTACCCGCTGGCCCAGCTGTACGCCGACCCGAAGCTCGGCGTCGTCACCCACACCTCCGGCCTGCCGTTCTACTACGGCGAATACATCTGGTCCTACCGGGCGGGCCGGCTGGTCGTCCCCTCATGCATCACCAACGCGGCCCGGGCGATCTTCCGGCACCTGTACGGGATGGAACGCGGCGGCCAGGCCAGCGCGGTGTCGGCGGCCGCCGCCGGCGACGAGGAAACGACGATGACGCCGCTGGGGTTCGCCATCCCGAACCGGGCGCTGCAGATGATGACCCCGGAAAAGCTCCCGGCGGCGATCGCATGAAGCTGCTGGCGGAGTGGTGGGCGCAGATCTGGCCGAACCTGGCCGCCTCGGGCCTGTGCGTGGGCGGCGCCTACTTCAAACTGCGCACGGAAGCCGCCGCCCGCCACCTCGAGGTCCTGGCCGTCCACCGCGCGACGCGGCAGATCGTGGCCGACCTGTACAGGCACCGCACCGGCAAGGACCACCCGGCGGCGGGTGAGCGGCCGTGACGACGCTGACGAGCCTGGCGGCCGACGTGACCGACTACCTGGTGGCCCAGTGCCAGGCGAGCACGTCCCTCGGCGCCGCTGCGCCGCCGGTGGAAGTCTTCGATGGGCCGAACATCACCACCGACGCGTTCGTGGGCACGCAGCGGCTATGGATCGGCCACGACCCGTTCAGCACCGGCCAGCCGACGATGGAAGCCGACCAGGACTTCGCGACGATGGGCGACCAGGCCCGCACCCGCAACGAGACCGGGCACGTGGTCTGCGCCGCGGAGGACGCCTCCGGCGACCTGGCGATGGGAACCCACAGGGACGCCGTCAAGGCGCTGATCGGCGCGGTCGAGCTGATGTTCCGCGGCCTGCCGTCCTCCGGCGGGCCGGGCGACTTCTCGATGGGCGGCCTGGTGCTGTGGGCGAGCGTCACCGGGCCCTTCGCCTGGTACCAGGACCAGCTTGAGACCGGCGCGTCGGCGTCGTGCGTGTTCCGGGTGTCCTATTTCGGCCGGCTGACCACATGAGGAGCGGGACATGCAGGTGAGATGTATCAAAGCGTTCGGCGGCCACCAGGCCGGCGACGTCGTCGACGTCCCGGACGGGGCCGAGGTGAGCCCGCTCTACTTCGCCGCAGAGGACTCGCTTGAAGCGGTCACCGCGGCGGCCGTGGGTGCCCGGGCCGCGGCCGCCGCGAAGGCCGCGGCCGCCGCGAAGGCCGCAGCTGCCGGAGCTGCCGCCAGTCCCCCGCCGCCGCCCGCGGCCACCCCGGCCGCGGCTCCGGCCCGTCCTGCGGCCCCCGCTGACACCACGAAGGCAGGTGCATGATGGCCGGTCCCGGGTCGGGTCTCTCCACCCAGCTGTGCATGATCGACGAGGCCACCTACGGCGTCGCGCCGGCCCTGACCGGCGCCCTGTTCTACGAGTTCACCTCCGAGCAGCTCAAGTCGAAGAAGACGACCGTGCAGGGCATCGGCCTGCACCCGCAGGCCCTGCACGGGCGGGCCGCGCGGCGTGTGCTGACGAACTGGGAAGCGGCCGGCCCGATCGCCATGGACCTGCCCGACCGGCAGCTGAACAAGCTGCTGTTCCGCATGTTCGGCTCCTACGGGCAGGCGAAGGCGACCCTGACCCAGGACGCGAGCACGGGCGCCTACTCGGCTGTCCACGCCCCGGGCGACCTCGGCGGGCACAGCTTCGTCATCCAGAAGGGCGTCCCGGCGGTCGACAACGCGGCTGTCGAGCCGTTCACCTATGTCGGCTGCAAGATCGCCGACTGGGAGATCTCGGTTCAGACCGGGGAGATCGCCAAGCTGGCCCTGACGATCGACGCCCGCAACGAGCTCGCCGGTGGCGGGAACGCCGACCCGCTGAACGGGTCGGTGCCGGGCCTGCTGGCTTTCACCAGCGTGCCGGGTGGGGTGTTCCACTTCGCGGAGGCCGCCCTCTACACCGGCGGGACGCCGTCCACCAGCACGGGTGTGACCAGCGTGTCCGGGGCGACCCTGGCCGGCAACATCAAGTCGGCCAACGTGAAGTACACGATCCCCTACGACAGCACCCGGTTCTTCCTCGGCGGCGCCGGCTTCAAGTCAGAGCAGATCCAGAACGCGCTGCGCACGATCGGCGGCCAGTTCGTCGTCGAGTGGCTGAGCTCGGAAGCCATGTACAACACCTATGCCGCGGACACGGCGACCACGCTGGAGCTGCGGTTCACCGGCGCGATCATCGGGTCGGGCGCCGACCACTCCATGCTGTCGATCCTGGTCCCGAACATCCACCTCGACGGCGACGCCCCCGAGGTGCCCGGGCCCGCGGTGATCACGCAGACGGTGCCGTTCACTGGCCTCGACGACGGGACTAACAACCCGATCCAGGCCACCTACTGGACGCTGGACACCGTCTGATGGCCCGCTACCGCAAGGCGATGTCACGCCAGGCGCAGGTCACGGTCCGCCGTTCCGCGCTCGGCACGCTGTCCGCCGGCGGCGGCGACCTGGGCGCCGCGGCCGCCATCATCGCCGCCGCCGCCCGGACGCTGGCAGCACGCTGGTCGCGGCAGGTCCCGGCGGCGATCGGCGTGAGCGTGAGCGGGAACGTGGCCACGATCTCCTGCGACGCGCCGCCCGCCTACCCCAACGAGGTCGAGGGCGTCCGCCACCCGGTGTACGGCAACCCGGACGCCTGGGTCACCAACGCGCACCGCCCGTTCCTGGAGCCCGCGGCGGATGCGGCCGCGGACGCGGCGATGGCCAGGTACGCGGACAAGATCGACGGCTGGGCCCGCCGGGCCGGATACAGATAGGAACCCCCTCACATGCGGATCACCTACCTAGGCCAGGAGTACGACCTTGACCTCGACAAGGTCGGCATCGATGAGTGGCGGGAGGCGAAACGGAAGTACGGGCTGACGCCGAAGGCGGTGCAGGACGGCCTGGACGAGGCCGACCCGGACGCGATGACGTTCGCCTACTGGGTGATGCTGCGCCAGTCCGGCCAGCCGGCCGGGACTCTGGGCGACCACCTCAAGCCGGACATCATCGCGCTGAACAACGCGGTCGGCACCGCCGTTGAGGCCGAACGCAAGGCGCAGCTGGAGGCCGAAGCGCAGCGGGCCGCCGCGCCGGACCCTACACAGGTGCTCACGTCCCCTCCGGCGTCTCCCTCGCCCCCGGCAGCCCCCAGCCCGCCCAGCCCGGCAGCCCAGGAGGAGGTGAGTCCGCCCCCCACCGGGCCGTAACCGGTGACATCGAAGCGCTGCGCGCCGAGTACCTGTTCCACCTGGCGCACCTCTGCCACCTCGGCCCGGCGCAGGTAGGGGTCCTGACCCTGACCGACTTCGCCTATTTCATCGACGCGATCGACGCCTACGTCAAGGCCGCGACCAAGAAGGGGTGAGCATGGCCGGGAACCTGGTCAAGTCGGTCATGCTCAAGATCGTCACCTCCGACGGCGACAGCCAGGCCCGGCTCGACGCGATCACCGCCAAGGCCGACGAACTCGGCCGCCTGCACCCCGACATCAAGGTCCGGATCGACACCGCGGCCGCCTCGGCGAAGGTGTCGGTGCTGCGCGCCGAGCTGAAAGCGGCCAGCAGCGACGCCGGCGACGGCCCGGGCCTGCGCGGCCGGCTGATGGCCCTCGGCTCCACAGCCGGGGTGATCTCCGGGGTCGGCGACGCGTTCGGCGCGTTCAACGCCGAAGCCAGCATGGGGGCCCGGATCATGTCCGGGTTCTCCCTGGCGACCGGGCTGCTCGAAGGGCCGATGGCCGGGCTGATCGTCGGCGTCGGCGGCCTGGCCTCAGGGCTGGCCGCCGCCGGCGCCGGGCTGGGCGTGTTCGGCGCCGTCGCCAAGTCGGTGTTCACGACCGCGTCGACGGCCGCCACGGCGTACGCGGCCGCCCAGCAGCGCCTTGCCCTGGCCACCACCGCGGCGCAGCGCACCTCCGCGCTCGCGGCCGAGAAGGCCGCCCTGTACGGGCTGACCGGGGCGCAGAAGCAGCTGGCGATGCAGATCGCCGGCGCGCACAAGGAATGGCAGGGTTTCGTCGCCGCGGCCACGCCCGGGGTATCGAAGGTGATCGCCGGCGGCCTGCGGCTGATCCCCCAGGTGCTGGCCGACATCAAGCCGCTGCTCGCCCCAGTCGAAGGTGCCCTGTCCGGGCTGGTCTCCAAGCTCGGCAAGGGCCTGGGGTCGGCCGGGTTCATGAACTTCATCTCCATGATGGCGGCCAACACCGGGCCGGCCATCACCAAGCTCGGCACCGCCATCGGCCATATCGCCGTCGGGTTCGGCGGGATCCTGCGCGCGTTTATGCCGTTCTCGCAGATCATCCTGTCCGGCCTGGACTCGATCACGGCGAAGTTCGCGCACTGGGGGCAGACCCTCAGCTCCCACTCCGGATTCCAGTCTCTCGTCTCGATGGCCCGGGCGGACATGCCGTATGTGATCACCATCGTGAAGAACCTGGGCGGGGCGATCGTCCACCTCGGCGGGGCGATGACAGGCCTGTCGACGTTCTCCAACTCCAAGATGCTGCTGCAGATGGCCGCGCCGCTGTCCCAGCTGGTCAACGCCCTGTCTCAGGCGAACCCGGCGCTGCTGCGGCTGGGCCTGTACGCCCTGGCCGCCGGGTCGGCGTTCGGGAAGCTGAAGGCCGTCTTCGGTGAGGGCGGCGCGATCGGCAACCTGGTCTCCGGCGTCAAGGGCGGCGTGGCCGCGTTCGGGAACCTGCGCTCCGGGATGGCTTCCACGGAAGCCGCCGCGGCGGCCGAGACCGGGATCTGGGGGACGCTCGGCGGCGGCATCATGACCGCTGTCACCGCAGTGAAGTCGTGGACCATCTGGTCGAAGATCGCCGCCGTGGCCACCCGGGTGTGGACCGGGGTGCAGGCAGCTTTCGACGTCGTGATGGACGCCAACCCGATCGCCCTGGTCGTCATCGCGGTCGCCGCCCTGATCGCCGGCGTGATCCTGGCCTACAACCACTTCAAGATCTTCCGCGAGATCGTCCAGGTTGCCTTCAAGCCGCTGATCGCCGCCGGTGAAGCGGTGGTGTCGTTCTTCAAGACCCACTGGCGGCAGATGCTGTCGATCCTGACCGCGCCGTTCACCCTGGCCATCAGCTTCATCCGCGGGCACTGGCAGCAGATCACCGCGATCGTCGGCGACGTCATCAGCTGGGTCAGGTCACACTGGCCGCTGCTCCTGTCGATCATGACCGGGCCCATCGGGGCGGCCGTGATCTTCATCGTGCAGCACTGGCACCAGATTCTCTCCGGCGCCCAGTCCATGATCACCGCCGTGGTCGGCTGGTTCCGGCGGCTGCCCGGCATGATCCTCTCGGCGGTCGGGAACCTGGGCCGGCTGCTGTGGCAGGGCGGCGTCAACATCGTCATGGGCCTGGTCCACGGCATCGAATCCGTCGCGATGGCACCCGTCCACGCGCTCGGGTCGATCGTGTCCGGGATCCGCAACCTCCTCCCGTTCTCCCCGGCCAAGACCGGGCCCCTATCGGGATCCGGGAGCCCTGACCTGGCCGGCCGGAAGATCCCGCTGATGCTCGCAGCCGGGATCGACGCGGGCTCCGGCGCGGCGGCCGCGGCCGCCAACCGGATGGCCGGGGCGGTGGCCGGCGGCGTGCACGGGGCCCGCGCTGGCACCACCGCCGCGGCGGGCGGCCAGCAGCTCGTGCTGGAGATCCAGCCGGGCGGCCACGGAGGCCTGGACGCCCTGTTCATCACGTGGCTGCAGAACGCCATCCGGGCGAAGGGCGGCAGCCCGGACATCATCATCCGGAAGGTGAAGTTCGCGTGAGCGTCTACGACGTGGTGGTAGACGCCGACTCGCCGCTGCTGTGGTGGAAACTCGCCGACCCCGTCAGCTCGGCGGCGGCCGGGGATTCCAGCGGCGCCGGCCACGGCGGGACCGCCACAGCCGTCACGTTCGGCGCGGCCGGGCCGATCGCGGCGGACGCCACCGAGACAGCCGCGTCTTTCAACGGCACCACCAGCACCATCACGTCTACCTACAAGCCGGCGCTGGCCGCCGTCACCGTCGAGGCGTGGGTCAACAACCTCGGCAACGCCGCCTCGGGCAGCCCGCGGCTGGCCGCCGACTCCCACACCGACGCGGACAACAACGGCTTCCAGCTGATGCTGTTCACCTCCGCGGGCCAGTTCTTCGCCCAGGTGTGGTTCGGCACCGGCGCGGCGAACGCGAACGTGGCATCGGCGGTCGCGCTGCCCGCGACCGGGTGGGTGCACCTGGCGGCGACGTGGGACGGGACGACGGTCCGCCTCTGCCAGAACGGCGTCCAGGTCGCCTCCCAGGCCTTCTCCGGCGCCATGTCCGCCGGGTCCGCGGCCGGGACCGGCGCCGGATTCAACCCCACCTACAACGGCGACTTCTTCAAGGGCGCCATCGGCCAGGTCGCCATCTACGGGACCGCGCTCTCACCCACCCGGGTGTCGGTGCACCACTGGGCCGGGCTGACCTCAGCTTTCCCGCAGGGCCCGCTGGGCGTGACCGCCGAACTGTTCGGCAACGGCTGGACGGACATTACCCCCCAGGTCCTCGAGCCAGGCAACCCTCTGCCGCCGGCGGTGACGATCACCCGCGGCCGGCCAGACGAAACCAGCCAGGCCACCGCCGCCGCGGCGGCATTTCGGGTGGACAACACGGCCGGCCAGTTCACCGCCCGCAACCCGGTCGGCCCCTACTACCCCTACCTGGGGCGCAACGCGCCGATCCGGTGGTCGGTGCCCGCGGCCGCGCCGTTCCTGCGGCTGGAAAACGACTCCGTCTCCTACATCAGCGCGCCGGACACCGCTGGCCTGTCGATCACCGGGGACACCGAGATCCAGATCGACATCCAGCCGACCAGCTACGTCGCCGCCACCCTCGCGTCGAAGTGGGCGGTGGCCTCAAACCAGCGGTCGTGGTGGCTGGGCCTGAACGCTGACGGAACCGTCAGCTTCTCCTGGTCGGCCAACGGCACCGCCGTACTGTCGGCCACGTCGACGCAGCCGCTGCCGGGCCCGCTCGGGCGGATCGCCATCAAGGTCACCCTCGCCGTCGCGACCGGCACAGTCACCTTCTGGAGCGCGCCGTCGATCGGCGGCTCGTGGACGCAGCTGGGCAGCACCATCGTGGCGGGCGCCACCTCCGTGTTCGACTCCACTGCCCCGGTCACGATCGGGTACAACGCCGACCAGGCGGCCCTGACGGGCGTGCTGGGTGTCCTGGGCGCCGCCGCCGGTGTCGCGTGGGCCCCCGCCGCCTGGACCGGGCTGAACGGCGCCGTGAACGAGCTGCGGCTCCTGTCCGGCATCGGCGGCACCCTCAAGGCCAACCCGGTCTTCACCACCGCCCCGGCCGGTGCCGCCAGCCTCACCGACGCCCAGGCCAACGTGTGGACCCTCGTCGGGACCGCCGAGCTGTCCGCCCGCGACTACCGTTTCCACGGCGAGCTGTCCGCCCTGCCGACCGAGTGGGACCCGACCGGGCACGACGTGTGGTCGCCGATCACCGCCAGCGGCCTGCTGCGCCGCCTGTCGCAAGGCTCCCAGCCTCCCGTCACCTCCCCCATGACCCGCGGCTGGCAGCAGGTCACCGGCATCTACGCCCCCGTCGCCTACTACCCGTGCGAAGACAGCGCCGGCGCCACCCAGATCGCCTCCGGCCTGCCCGGCGGCCCGCCCATGTCCGTGCAGGGCACGGCCACGTTCGGGTCGAACTCCTCATTCGCCGGATCCGGGCCGATCCCCGCTTTCAGCAAGTCCAGGTGGGCCGTCAACATCCCCGCCTACACCAACCCGGGCGCCGCACCGGCGAACGTCGTCCGCTTCCTCCTGGTCGTGCCTTCCGGCGGCGACACCGACACCGGGACCATCCTGCGGTTCTACACCTCCGGCACCGTCCACCACGTCGAGCTCCAGTACGGGGTCTCCAGCAGCGGCAGCCTGCAGGTCGTCGGATACGACTCGAACGACACCCAGCTGTTCGCCTCCGGGTTCATCAACTTCTCGGCGGTCGCCAAGGGCCTGACCGGCAACCCCGCCTACGTCGAGGTGGCGCTCACCAAGAACGGCACCGGCGTCGACTGGCACTGCAACGTCCTGTTCCCAGGCGACTCGGTCCAGCACGGCCTTTCGGCCACGCAGGCCTCAGCGACGATCGGCACCGTCTCGCGGGTCGTCTTCGACGTCCACTCGAACATGACCTCCGCGGCCGGGCAGTGGAGCCTGCAATCCTCCTACGACCCCCTCGGCCTGGCCTCCGGGGTCGTCGCCGGCCCGTTTCAGGCATGGCTCGGGGAAACCGCGGCGCTGCGGTTCGCGCGGATCTGCGCCGAGCAGGGCGAGCCCGCCCGGGTGTTCGGCTACCCGGCCGCGTCGATGCCGATGGGCACCCAGGCGATCGACTCGTTCATCAACCTGCTGCAGTCCTGCGAGGACGCCGACCGGGGCCTGCTGGGCGAGCCGCGCCAGTCCCTGGCCCTCGGCTACCGGACGCTGGCCGCGATGGTCAACCAGACCCCCGACCTGGCCCTCGACTACTCCGCCGACCAGGTCAGCCCGCCGCTGTCACCGATAGACGACGACCAGCACACCGTCAACGACGTCACGGTCTCCAACGTGGACGGCTCCAGCGCCCGCGTCACCCTCGCCGACGGCACCGCGATGTCCACCGGCAGCCCCCCGAACGGGGTCGGCAGCTACGCGAACAGCTACTCCGTCAGCATCGGCAACGACGCGATGCTCGGCGACGTGGCCGGGTGGATCCTGCACGTCGGCACGGTGAACGAGGAACGCTACCCGTCGATCGCCGTGGACCTGGCCGACAGCGCCCTGGCCGGCATCGCCGCGGCCGCCCGGGCCGCCGACGTCGGCGACTACCTGGCCGTGACCAATCCGCCGGCGTTCCTGCCACCGGGCACCATCAAGCAGATCGTCTACGGCGCCACCGAAACCCTCGGCGACTTCGCCGAGCAGATCGCATGGAACACCGTCCCGGAGTCCCCCTACGAGGTGGCCGTCGTCGCCACCGGCTCCGCCGCCGCGGACTACCACATCGACACCGACGGGTCGTCCCTGCACGCCGGCATCACCAGCGGCGCCACCTCGATGCAGGTGGACAGCGGCGCCGGGGTCACCCTCTGGACGACCACGGCGGGCGACTTCCCGTTCGACGTGATGATGGGCGGCGAGCAGATCACCGTCACCAATATCACCGGCGCCAGCTCCCCGCAGACCTTCACGATCACCCGCTCCGTCAACGGCGTCGTCAAGGCCCACACCGCAGGCGAGGACATCCGTCTCGCCTTCCCCGCGATCCTGGCCCTGACGTAGGAGGCGAGCATGCCGACGTTCCCCGCGGGCACCCGGATCACCAGCTCCGTGCTGGCCCTGGTCGCCCCGCTCGCGGCCGTCAAGACCTCCCCCGAATCGGTCGTCTCGTCCACGGTGCTGCAAAACGACGACGCCCTGTTCCTGACCGTGGCCGCGAACTCGACCTACAAGTGGAAATGCCAGGTCTTCTACGTCGGCGGCACCCAGGCCAGCAGCGACATCAAAGTCCAGTGGACCGGGCCGGGCAGCGCGGCGCTGTCGTGGAACTCGATGCACTTCACCACCGCCGGGGCGTTCTCCGACACCTCCTTCAACGACTTCACCACCGTCAACGTGATCGGCACGAACGGCGCCGGGAACAACCGGACGATCCACATGGAAGGCACCCTCGTCACGGTCAGCGCCGGGACCTTCCAGCTGCAATGGGCGCAGAACACGAGCTCGGCCACGGCCACCCAGGTGCTGGCCAACTCCACCCTGCTCGCCTGGAAGACAGCGTGACAACCGAGAGCGAGGTGCAGTGACTAGTGAGCCGACGCCAGGGGAAGTCGACCGGGCCCTCCAGCAGCTGCGCACCGACGTCCGCGAGGACATCCGCGACCTGGCCTCCGCGCTGCGTGACGGGCTCGCCGGGATCAACTCGCGCCTCGACAAGACACCATCCCTCGACGTGTACCAGGTGGACAAGCTCCGCGCCGAAGAACGCCACGGCGACCTGCGGGAACGGATCAAGGGACTGGAAGACGAACGGGTGGCCACCGCGCGGACGCGGACTACGGAACGCCGGTGGGTCATCGGCGCGGTCATCCTGCCCATCGGCGTCGCCCTCACCGACCTGTGGCTCAAGGTGACAGGCAGGCTGTGAAGCTGAACCGGGGAAACCTCACCACCGCCGCGGCCGCCGCGGCCGGGTCGGTTGTACTCGGCGTGGTGGCCGTGGTGACCGCCCCCGCCCTGTTCCCTGGCCGCCCCGCCGGCCCGGCAGCAGTCCGCGGCATATCCCCGCCACCGCCGATCACCGGCCCGCCGCCGCGGCGCTCAGCGCCACACACAAGCCCGCAGCCACCCGGCCCGGCCGCCACCCCGCTGCCGGACCTGACCGCCCCCCGCAGCCCCTCACCCGCGCCGCCAGCACCCGGCCCTGCCCCGGCGCCGTCCCCCGCAGTGACCGTGACCGCCACACCGCCACCACCCAGCGGCCCGCCGCAGCAGCCGTGCACGATCAGCCTCACACTCCGCCTCCCGGCGGGCGCCTGCGTGAGGATCCAGCTGAACAGGAGCACCCGATGAGCACTGACCGGATCATGCTCGACTCCGCGACCCCCTCAGCGGTGATCGCCGCCGTCAAGGCCCGCAAGACGTTCCTGGGCCTGCACATCTCCCTCGCCGCCCTCTACCTCGACGGCCGGTACGCGGCCACCGCAGCCGACTGGGCGCAGCTGCAGGCCCTGGGGATCGATGCGCGGTCCCTCGTCGGCATCACCGTCACCGGCACCGGCGGCGAAGCGATGAAGGCCGCCGCGGGGGACGAGGAGCCGGGTGACATGACTCCGGCCGGGGTCGCCCGGTGGGCTCACGCCGAGCACCAGGCCGGCCACTACCCGGTGCCCTACCGGGACCGCGCGGACAAGGCCGCTGTGACCGCCGAATGCGCCAAGCTGGGCCTCACCCTGGGCCACGACTACGGGCTGTGGGTGGCCACCCTCGACGGCACGTTCCACGACGTCGACGCCAACGGGCACGTCGATCCGTCCACGGACCTGCGCAAGGAGCACGGCGTGGTGGCCATCCAGTTCCTGGGCGCCGCCGCTGCCGGGATCAACGCCGATGTGTCCCTGGTGGTCGCGCCGTGGTGGCGGGCTCCGGCCGCCCCGAAGCCTCAGCCGGGCCCGGGCCCGAAGCCGCCGGTCCCGCCGCCCGCCGAGATCACCTACGCGGCTGTGCGGCTAAAGGATGGGGTGACGCGCCTGGTCGTCAGCACCGATGGCGGAAAGACGATGCACTAGCGCCCGTACCACAGCCGGTCGAAGCCAGCGATCATGCCGGCGTGGATGTCCTCGCCGGTGCGCTCGATCCAGGCTCCGAGGGCCCGCAGGAACGCCACCAGGTCACTCATTGGCCTGCCACTTCTGTACGCCGTCCGCGGGGAACTCCGCCAGCGGATAGCGCCATAGCTTTCCGTCGCGGTCCTGCAGTTCGATGACGCCCTCAGGTAGTGACGGGTCGCACGCCTCGTCCCAGACAGCGTGGTCGATGTAGCCGCCAGCCGCTGGGCCGTCCTCATGGTCGTCTCCGATGCCCAGGACCGCGCACGCGCAGCCCTGCCCTGTCCAGTACGGACACAGCTCGGTATCGCATCCGCTCATCCCTGCATCCTGCCACGCAGCTGCTGGCGGGCTACCCGCACCATCCGCCGCCACTCCTGCCGCGGCACCCGCTCACCCGCCGCCCACCGCCTGTTCGCCCGGTGCGTCGCTAGCCGCCGGGCGTCATCGTGCAGCCACAGCCACGCGGCCAGCCGCCTCACGGCAGCCTCCGCACGGCCGCGGCCACCTGCTCAGCGGCCGGCGCCGTCCTGGGCGCCTCGATGGCCAGCGGGGCCCGCGCCGGGACCGCGCGCAAGTTACTGGCGGGAAGTGCGGCCGCACTTCGCCGCACCGGCGGCCGGGCCGGGCGGGTCAGCTTCCACGCCCGCCGCAGCCCGTACCCGACCAGGATGCTCCCGGCCACCAGGATCCCGGCCAGCACGGCGATCAGGACGTGCCCGATCAGCGTTGCCGCCGCGGACACCAGCGCGGCCAGGGCGACGACGGCGACCGCCCGGCCGAGCGGGAAGCCGGAGCTGCCGCCACACCCGCAGGACGCACCAGAGCGGCACATCAGCTCGAACCGGCCTTCTTGCGCTGCGCCTCGCTGGCTTGCCGCTGCGCGACCTGGCGGCGCGAGAACATCGACTCCTTCTGGGCCTGCTGCGCCCGGCGCTGCAGGTCTTTCATCTTCTTGTCGCTGATCGTGTTCGGCACCTTCGCCTTACCCATCGTGATCACTCCTTTTTCGCGCCCGGGCGGCGTTGCCGCCCGCTGCCACCGCAGCGGCCACACAGGCCATGCCGCCGCGAGTTCGACCCCCGGCTCCTTCCGCTTCCTCCGCACTTCGGGCACGGCCCCCACGGCCACAGCCGCAACCCCACCCGGTAGCCGCCCCACAAGATCGCGGCCCCGGCCAGCAGCGGCCACGCGTGCACCAGGTGAGTCATCGCCGGGTCGCCTCCCACTCGGCTAGCTCGACCGCGTCCCACTCCCCGGCCAGGCCCCGGTGGCCGGCCCGGCCCGGGAAGCCATCGCGCTGGCTGGCCTTCCGCAGCGCTTCCAGGTTCAGCGTCGTAATCACACCGTCGTCGATCGCCTGCCGCAGCGTCACCCGGCCGGACGGCAGCAGCGGGGCTGTCCCAGTCCCAGGGACAAACGGCTGGCCAGGGCCAGGAACCGGGGTCAGTTCGGGTGTCCCTGGGACGCGCCCGACGAACGGCATGTCCGACCGCGGCACCCCGATCTCCCCGGCCAGTGCCAGCGCCCGCCGCTCGGCCGCCGTCGTGTACACCGCCTGGGTCTCCCGCACCCGGTCGGTCACCAGCTGGATCCGGCCGGGCGTCAGCGACTTCGGCGGCATCGGATGATCCCCGGCGAGCATCTTCCAGTTCGACGGCGTGTACCGGCCGAACGCGAGCACCCCGATGTTTTCCCGCGCGTCCCCGTCGCCGCCGGAGGCCTTCACGGACAGCCGCTGGCCGATGTACATGATGTTGGTCAGGATCTGGCGGCCCATGAAGCTGGCCGAATCGAGGGCTTCCAGCGCGGGGGAGCGGACCGGGTCGTCTTTCCCGCGGATCTGCCGCCAGTAGGCCCGCTGCCGGGTCACCGTCGCGTTCAGCTCCTCGCCGACGACGATCAGCCGGGGCCCGACCGTGGCGTGCACGTTGCCGTCCATGTCCGCCCCGGCGAGGGCCACCTCGTTGCGCCGCTCAACCTCGCGGCCGAGCCAGACGAGGGCCTGGTAGATCTCGTGCGGGCGGCGGGCGATGGCCACGTTCGGCAGGCCAGCAGCCCACTGGTGGGAGATCATCTTGTGGTCGAGGACCAGGCCGATGCACCCGCGGTAGAGCATCTGGGCCAGCAGCCAGCCCGCCGTTACGCTCTTGCCGGCGCCGGAGCCCATCGACAGGCCCAGGTGCGGCGAGTCGCCGGACAGGCTGCTGTCCACCACCGCGCCGCGTTTGCCGAGGCCCCACACCATCTGGTCGGGTTTCGCCCGGTCGATCGCGTCCCGGACGTCGGCCAGGACCACCCGCCTCGGTGGCGGCTGGGACGCGGTGAGCTCCAGCTGGGGTTTCGGCCCGGCCAGCCGCCAGGACACCTCGGGGGATTCGATGCCGAGCTTCGCCGCGGTGATGGCCACCAGGCGCTGCTTGTCCTTGTCGTCGGCCGGCCAGCCGCTGGGGAGCGCGAGCACGGCCTTGGACCGGTCCGGCTCGACCGCCAGCCACTGGCGGGCCGGGCGGCGGCGGTCCACCTGGGCGACCGGGTGGGCGGCGAGGTGCAGCGGGCGCAGCCAGCGGCGGTAGTGACGCCAGCCGAGGGACAGCCGGACGGCCAAACCGATGGACAAAACAAGGCCCGATATCGCCAGCCCCACCACAATCCACGCGGTGACCTGCGGCGACGCGAACCATCCGGCGACCAGCGCGAGGACAGTCAGCGCGCCCCCGGTCCGCCACGCGGCCCGCCGGACCCGGCCCGGCTTGTCATCACGCCGGTGCCCGGACAGGAACCGCCACACCACGCCCAGGAACCACTGCGCGGCCAGGTGCCGGTGCAGCCGCGCGGCCACATAGCCGCCTGCGACGACGACTAGGACAGCAGCCAGGACGTAGGAGATCATCGCTGCTGGTCGCCTGTCCCAGGTGTCCGGACGCAGAGCGGACGAGTCCCAGCCCTATTTTCCTTCCCCTTCTCTCTCCTCTTGTCCCTCTCGTTGTCCCTCCGGGACCCCCAGGCCAGATTCACTGGCCTGGTGTCCTGCCGGTCGTCGTTCATGTGACGGACCTCCGGCGCACCGAGCCACGCCAGCGCCACCAGCGTGGCCACCCGCACCTTGCGGCGGCCCACCTGCACCCTGGGGTACCCGTCCTTATCCAGGGTCGGGGTCAGCACCTGGCCACCCGCCGTCCGGCCATCGGCCAGGGTGCGGTCCACCGACCGGACCTGGCCAGCCGACGACGCCTGGTAGCCGGGCCAGCCGGGGACCGGCCGCCACCGGCCCCCGGCTGGCGCCCCGGACCCGGCCGGGACGGGAGCCACGCTCGCACCGCCCCGGCCGGGGTCTATGTCAGGCATCGGGCCCGTTCCCGTTCAGCGACGGTGACGGCACCAGCTCGCGGTGCAGATTGCCCGCCTCCGTGCGGGTCAGGCCAAACCGCTCGGCCAGCTGCCGCACCGACAGCGGATTCGAAGCCTCGACAGTCGCGGCCAGCGCCAATCTGGCAGCAGCGGTTTTCCCGTCCGGCACCCTCGCTGACCTGCGGTCCGGCCGGGCCGATGCTTGCCGGGCCGACCGGGCCGCGACCACTCTTTTCAGCACCCCCAGGCCCACGGCCAAAGCGGCAGCGGCGGCCAGCGGCGGCACCGCGGCGGTCGCCCGGGCCGCGAGCGAGTGACTGGCGATGTGGCCGATGTTGCCGGCCACGGACACGGCAAGGCCGATGATGGTCACCGCCCACGCCCCGCCGCGGTCCCGGCGCCGCCACCCGTCGATCAGCGCGACGAACAGTGCCAGCTCGCCGACCGCGATGAACACGTCCACCTGCAGCGGCCAGATCCGCGCCCACCCGCCGGACAGGCCGTGCTCCCGCGCCCAGTCGTACAGGCCCCGGTAGGACTCGGCGAACGACACCGCGGACGCGGCGGCGACCAGGACGGCGATCACGATGAGCGCGGCGGTGCGCCAGCCGCCCAGGATGACCGGGCCGGGCGCGGACTGCAGCTGGTGGGTACGGGGACGAAGCGCGGCGAAACGCGCGAGCAGCCGTCTGGCCCAGCGTGGGGGATTCTCAGTAGGGTCTTGCACAACCCCTCCTTGGGGGGCCAGCCCCGGGATCACGGTGTTCACGCACCGCCCGGGGCGCTATTTCGTTATGTGGCCGGGACGTAGCCGCGGCGCGGGTGTCAGCACGTTCAGGAAGTCCCGCAGCTGGTCCGCCGAGTCGGCGGTCACCGCGGGCATCGCCGGCTTCTCCCGGTGATACGCCAGCCACGACGGCTCTCCCACTGCCCGTTCGAGGTAGTGGATCTCCCACAAGTGCCCGAAGTCCTCACGCAGCAGTTTGAGATCGAGGTCCAGACCGGGGCGGTCCGGGTCCACCAGATCGGCGTCCATGGACGGCAGCATATGCCTACTGCCTCACGGTGCGGCAGGACGCACCAGGTAGGACTTTGTATCTTCCTGGTAAGTTACGCTGCGCCCATGATCGACAGGGATCTGCCCGTGCCGCCATACCGGCAGCTAGCGGACGTCCTGCGCACCGAGATCACCGAAGGGCGCCTGAACGGCAGGCTCCCCGGTGAGCGGCGTCTCGCTCAGGAATACGACGTCGCGATCAACACCGTCCGCAAGGCCATAGCCATCCTGCGCGAAGAGGGCCGCATCGAGTCCGTGCACGGACTTGGCAGCTTCGCCGTTCCCGGCCGGCCGCCTCCAGCTTCGTGATCGCAGGGGGCCGCCGTGGAGATCGATCATGGTTCGCCGGTGGCTCCTTACCGGCAGCTGGCCGCCTATATCCGGGCGCGCATCGACGACGAGACCTTCCCCGAAGGCCAGGCCATTCCGTCGCTGGTAAGGCTGCAGCAGGAGACAGGCCTGGCCGTGACAACGATCCGCCGCGCCATCCACCTCCTGGAGGAAGAGCGGTACGTGTACTCGATCCCGGGCCGCGGCACGTTCGTCGGGCAGGCACCGGAGCGCGAGGAGCGGCCGGACTTACCGAGGGAGCCTTACAGCGGCGCCCGGCTGACGGGGGATGAGCCGACGTACTGGTGACAGCGAAACGCCCCGCCAGCGGGCAGGGCTGGCGGGGCGCCCGGTATGGGGAGCGGTCAGCCGCCGCTGTTCGTGTCGGACCAGTCCCCCGTGATCGGGTCCTGGGAGATCTCGCACGAGGCGATGTTGTAGCTGCCGGTCGCCGTGCTGGTCGAGATCACCTTGCCGTTGACCTTGATCGCGCACGTGACCGACCCGGCGCCCTGCAGCTGCGCGGTGATCGCGTAGTACTGGGCGCTGCCGAGGGCCGCGGCGACCTTCATCGGGACCTGGCCGGATGAGTTGCTGCCTGCCGGGCCGTAGGTCACGTTGGCCGGCGAGCCGGAGACGACATAGGTGATCGTCCCGCCGGAACTGCCCGCCCCCCCGGATCCGCTCCCGCTGCCCGAGCTCAGCGCGGCGCCGATGACGACCAGGACGACGAAGGCGACGACGATGCCGAGGAAGATCCGCAGCCCGGTGCGCTTGCGGCGGCGCGGCGGCCCGGGCGGCGGGCCCCACTGCGGCTGCTGCTGGTAGCCGGGTGGCGGCGCCTGGCCGTAGCCGGGCTGCGGGTACTGCTGCTGCTGGGTGTAGGCGGGCGGGACGTGGCGGCCGCGCCGCTGCGGCTGCTGGGGCGGATATGGCTGTCCCCCGTAGTTGGCCATGAGGAGTTCCTTTCGCTGGCCGGTGATGACAGGACGCTTTGCCCTATTCGCCGGGTTACGCAGGTAAGGAACTGATGGCCAGCAGGTAAGCGCCGGGACCTCTTGGCTGGTAACCGTGCTGGCATTGATCTTGAATAGAAGATCGCAATAGGCCTCTGACCTGGAGCCGCCTATCGGAATCGAACCGATGACCTACGCATTACGAGTGCGTCGCTCTGACCGACTGAGCTAAGGCGGCGGCACCGCCTCGGGGCGGCAGCGCATCGAGTCTACCGACCCCGGACGGCCCGGCGCTCCCGGCTGTGCATCGCGGCGCGGGCATGCCGCCGGCCAGGTGTCCGGCTCTGGCTTCAAGTAGGCCTGGGCCCCTCCCCGGCGGGGAAGAGGCCCAGGTCAGCAGGCGGGTTCAGCCGGAGATGTTGCCGTCGCCGGCCAGCTGGCCGTCGCCGTTGAAGGAACCGTCCACCCACGACTGGTGATGCGGTGCGTGGTAGTAGTAGCCGTAGTCGCTCTCGTTCACGCCATTGACGGTGGCCGAGGACGGGAAGAATAGCTCGGGCCACAGGTAGCTGTGGTAACCGTCGCCGTACACGTGCCCGGGCACCCGGCTGGCCTTCGGCATGGCCGTCGCGTAGAACGTCGTGAACAGGCCGTACCCGTGGAGCTCGCCCCGCACCTCGCGGTTGATGAGCACGCCCGGGTGGCTGCCGAAGTTCGGGCTCTGCTGGCCTGCGATGGTCTCGAACGAGCCCTGGTCGGACATGCTCGCGGTGAAGGCGTAGCAGTTGCCCGAGACGGTCAGGCAGTCGGTGACCGGGGCCACGCCACGGAACGTGACCTTGGCGGTCCTGGTGAAGCTGTCGTAGGCCCAGGTGTCGCCCGATCCGCCGCCGTCGCCCCGGTGCACGAGGTGGGTGACCGCCGTCACGGTGCGGGAGTCGTGGTGATGAGATTGCGTGCTGGCCGCTGCCGCCGATGCGGCGGCGACGGGCAGGACGGCCGCTACCGTCACCGCCGGCAGCCACCGTCTGAGAGTCATGGTTGTCATGGTTGTGCTCTGCCTCTTCCCCCTGGACAGAGCGGGTTCGCCTGGCTATTCCGGGCCCCCGCTTTCTTGTCCCCTTAGGGGACGCTTCGGGGTGGGCGGCGGTTGACGCCGTGGGCGGTTAGTATCGCCGCACGATAGTTTGCCCAGATATGCGTACCCGGTCAGCTGGGAGGCTCAGCCGCACAGCGTGCCGTCGCGGGGCGGCCTGAGGTTGATCAGGTACTGGTCAACGGCCGTATCCACGCAGGAACTGCCTTCCCGGTAGGCGGTGTGGCCGTCGCCGTTCCAGCCCAGCAGCACCCCGGACTGCAGCGTGCCCGCCAGCGCCTTCGCGTCCCGGAACGGGGTCGCCGGGTCCCGGGTCGTCCCCACGACCAGGATCGGCGGCGCGCCGGCCGCCCGCATCACCGGCACCGGCGCGGCCTTGACCGGCCAGTACGCGCACGCCAGGCTGCCCCACATGATCGGCGCGCCGAACTGCGGCGAGGCCTTCCCCGCGGCGGCCGCCGCCGACTGCCACACGGGCAGGGATGCCGGCCAGGGCCGGTCCACGCAGTTCACCGCGGTGTTGGCGGCGGTGAGGTTGGAGTAGTGCCCGTTCGGGCTCCGTTCGACCAGCAGGTCACCGAGCTCGACCATGAGCGTGCCGTCGCCGCTGCTCAGCGCCGCCTTCAGGCCCGACCGCAGATACGGCCAGTACGACTTGCTGTAGAGCGACGCCGCCACCCCGTTCAGGAGCAACGGCTCGTTTCCTGGCTGGCCGCTGATCTCGCTGGACAGCGGCCTGCGGCCGGCCCGGTCCAGCAGCCCCTGCAGCCGCCCGATGGCCGTGCTGACCGTGACGCCATGCCCGAGCGGGCAGCTGGCCTGCTGCAGGCAGTTGGCGGTGAACGAGCGAAGCGCGACCTCGAACCCCTGCGCCTGCACGGAATTCATGGTCAGTGCGGGCGTCGCCGGGTTGACCGCGCCGTCCAGCACCAGCGCCCGCACGTGCGTGGGGAACAGCTGGGCATACCAGGCACCCAGGTAGGTGCCGTAGGACTTGCCCAGGTAGGTGAGCTTGGCATCGCCGAGCACCGCCCGCAGCACGTCCATGTCGCGGGCCGCGTTGGCGGTGCCGACGTACGGCAGCAGCGGGCCGGACAGCTGCTGGCAGCCGCGGACGAACAGCTTGCTCTGGGACACCACGGCCGCCAGCTGGGCCGGTGTGGCCGGGCTGTCGTTGGTGGAGAAGTACCGGTCCAGCTGCGGCCCGCTGAGGCAGGTGATCGCGGGCACGCTCTGGCCGACGCCGCGGGGGTCGAAGCCGACCACGTCGAACCGGGCGCGTACCGCGGCCGACACCTGGCTGCGGGCCTGCAGCGCATAGTCGATCCCGGACCCGCCGGGACCGCCCGGGTTGACGACCAGTGAGCCGATCCGCTGGGACGGGCTGCTGGCGGCCAGTTTGATCACCGGCAGCGAGAACCGGCGCCAGGCCGGCCGCTGGTAGTCGAACGGAACCCACATCCGGGCGCACTGGAACCCCTTGTTGCACGCCTGCCAGCGGAGCTTCTGGCTGTCGTAGCCGGCCAGGGTGGTGGGCGGCGGGCCGGCCGGGCTGGCGGCGTGGCTGGCAGCCGGGCTGCTGGCGGGGCTGCCGCTGGCCTGACCGCTGGGCGTGCCGGTGCTGCAGGCGCTGAACGCCAGCGCAGCGGTGAGCACCATGACCGCCGGCGCTGTGCGCCGCGCGAGCCGCCGGTCGCCGAGGCTCACCCGGCGGCCCCGTCCCGGGACTTCCCGTTGCCCGCGTCCGCGTCCCCGGCCGGCCCGCCGCCACCCCGGGCGGCGGCGCCGTCGCCGTAAGCCGCCTCGTACGCATGCCGGGAGCCGCACGCACTCGCCCGCGAGCAGGCGGTCCGCCGCCCGTCACCCGTGAGCTTGACCACGACCTTGTCACCCGGGACATTGTGCCCGGTCACCACCCCAGGCCCGTCCGGGGTGTCCACGGACTCGCCGACCCCCGGCGCGTCCTTGCGGAACTCCTGGTACAGCGGGTGCTCGTACTTGAGGCAGCACATCAGCCGCCCGCAGGCACCGGCGATCCGCAGCGGGTTGACCGGCAGGTCCTGGTCCTTGGCCATCCGCACCGAGACCGGCTCGAAGTCCTTGAGGAAGGTCGAGCAGCACAGGTCCCGCCCGCACGGGCCGATCCCGCCCTGCAGCCTGGCTTCGTCGCGCGGCCCGATCTGCCGCAGCTCCACCCGGGTGCCGAGCCGCCCGGCCAGGTCGCGGACCAGCGCCCGGAAGTCCACCCGGTGCGGCGCGCTGAAGTACACGGTGAACACCGGCGGCGAGCCGGTGTAGTCCACCCCGATCACCTTCATCGGCAGTTCGTGCTGGCGCACCAGCCGCCGGGC